AAGCTCCGTTGCCCCAGATGCTTGGCGAGCTTGCCGTAGACCTTGATGACGCGGAACATCTCAGCACCTGCTCCCGTGTCTGACGATTAGTCCGGTGTTCTTCTGATAGTAGCCGCCCCAAACGTCACGGCTACTGAGACGCCCGGTCAAATGATGCAAAATGCGCTGTTCACCCACATAAACAGCTACGTGATTCAAACCCGGTGACCCATCGAGACGCATCAAAATTGCGTCGCCATATTCAGGCTGATCCTGTCCAAGATTCACAAAGCCCGCTTCCTCGAAGCAGTCCTCAAACATTGGCGCCAGGCGAAACTCCTCGTGGTTCGTCGGACGCTGCCAATCCGGTAGATCTAGGTCCCACTCCTCCTTGTACCAGTCGCGCACCAGCGTCCAGCAGTCCGACACGCTCCAGACCCATTGGCGCCCCAGTAGTGGTGGCTTGTAGCCGGTCGGTTCAAACTCACACCACATCTCGGTGCCGGGGTTGCAGATGATCCACTTCAGCCCGGACTTTTCGCACGCCATCAGGTCGGCTTCGCTTGGCTGCGCTGGTGATTTGGGGTGGCTGTGGAACACTGCCAAGATCTCGCCAGCTTCCTCAGCAGCGGCGTAATCCTCAGGATCTAGGACGAAGAAATCATTAGTGGCAGCAAGGTTTTTGCATGGCCAATACCGCTCGCGACCTTTGACCACAACGACCAAGCCACATGCCTCCCTTGGCGCATCAGCCAGCGCATGTGCCAGCGCGTCATGCTTCCAGTGGGTCATGAGTAGAAGGTCCCAACAGACGGGAATGACCCAAACGGTAGTTCGGCATAATCACCAAACCGCTTTTTGCAGCTGCTAATGCGCTTGCCGCAAACATCTTGAAGGGGATTAACCGTCCCAGTAGTGACAAGGGGTTCATCTGAACTGCTAAACCCAGAGTTCCATAGCTGCGCGTTGGTGTTGGTGTAGAGAATCAAGCCACCAGTTGTTGTGATGTTCAGGCGGTTGTTCGTGTTGCCTGTAACGGCTGTGATTTGATACGCCGCACCCGCAGTTGACAACGTGCCCAAGGTCGGATGATTGTTGCGGAAAGGATTATTGCTTGACAATGTTTTGGTCAGATCAATAACTTCGCCCGTATAAAACGTGCCGCTGCTTGCCGTGATTGCGGCGCTGTTGATGCCGTTCCAAGCGTAGGTTTGTCCGCTGTAGTGACCGACGGGCAATTCAGTTGAATAGAACTCAAACAAGACAGTGATTGAACGGCTGCCGATAGTAAAGGACTCTGTTTGCGTGTTGGTTTGACCTGAGCCAGTGGGATTTGAGCCGACACATTCCCAGCCAAAGCCACCAGAGCGACCTGTTTGCACGTCGCGTGGATACCAATCAATAAAACTCATCGTGCTGGGCGATGAAGTGTTTTCTGTATTGGTTGCCCAGATCGCAGAACTGCCGTTGTAAATCACAAAGTTGCCATCGCCTTGCATTACTGCGCGATAGGTACCATCGCCTCGGACAGTATTGGTTGCCCAAGCTGCTGTTCCGTTTTTCTTGTAGACGACAAAGTTGCCATCGCTTTGCATGATGGCGCGATACCAGCCATTGGATGACACGATTGCATCGCCTTCATTTAATGTTTCGCCTGCTGTTAACTGTGCGCCAAAAGCTGTGGCGCTGAAATTAGTCGCGGGGGTTGCCCCAAGTGCGTTGTCGTATTCGTCGTAGTAGTTGCCACCCGTGTAACCGCATTCGGCGCTGCGGTATTTCCACTGGCAGATATTGGCAATCACCTGCCGCTTAGGCGCCCGAACACCAGCCAGGTCAAATACGGATGCAAGCTCGAACTCAACGATTTCGCGATTCTCTGCTGATTTGCGGTCGATGTAGTAGATCTCACGCGGCATCTCCTCATTCGCAGGCGTGCCATAAGGATTCACATTGCCCGCAAAGTTTGCAGGATCCAAGAAACGACTCAACGTGCGGATCCTGATAACCTTTGCGCCAGTCAGGTCGTTGCCAGGAGTGATCTCATTTACGCCCAGCAATAACGCCGAGACACTGCCCAACAAGTTGGAGACGCGGATTGTTGGACGTGGAAGTTGTCCAGAACCGTTGTACTCAAAACCTTCTGCTTCAATCGGCAATGCCTGATAGGGCTGCCCTTGCCAATAAATTTCGCCTACGGGGCTGGTCTGATTGGCGCCAGCGTGAAAACGTACAATCTCTGTGCTGCCATGCAGCTCCTGATCCAGGTGCAGCTCAAATAGCTCAATGATCGCGTAAGGATTGGAGCTAAGCAGCTCCTGAAACATTTCGCTCACGGTTCAAATACCTCCACAAATGTGGCTGTGATTGTGGCGCGGTTCAGGTAAGGAATCGTCTTAGTCCATGCTTGGCATATCCACTTAGAGGATGTACCCGAGTCAACAGGTGTCCAGTCGAAGGACTCAGCACCAGCGCGAGCTTCCAGAAAAGCCTCGATTGTATCGGCATCTGTTTCGGATACGTTCCAGGTCAAGTCCCACTGTTTGGGGTCGGTATTTAGCCCATAGCGTAGACGTTGGCTGTAACCATCACCAAACTGTGCGGTGCGTACGCGTGGTTGGCTGCTTTTCTGTGCGCCGTAGGTTGGCGTTATAGAGGGGAACGTAGCCATTAGGCGAGCAAGCCTCCGGGGCGCTTCTGCTTCACTAATTCTGCCTGCACTGCGGCGCCAATGGCACGTCCCAGCGCAGCGGCGTCAGGCTGGTTCCCTTGGACACTGGAGCCGGAAGCATCGACATTAACGGTGACGTTGGCGCCACCAAAGCTGCCAGCAGGAGCAATGCCGCCACTGCGTCCTGGCATGAACAGCTCAGGACCACGCTCACCGACGAGATAAGGAGAGCCGCCGGTTACACTGCCGCCTTTTGCGCGTTGTGGAATACCATAGTTCGGTCCAAGCGTGCCGAATTTTCCTATCTTGCCACCTCCAGCACCAAGAGGTGTTGCAGGATTAAATGGAGTAAGGAAACCGCGAATAGCGTTGATAGCTTGTTCAATAACAAAGATTTGCAGTAGCTGATTGGCAATATCAATCAAGACGCCAGATGCAATTTCGTTGAGACTTTGCTGCCAGCTTTGCGCGCCTGATATCAAGGCATCAAAAGCTGATGTCATGCCCTGTCCAATAGTGTTGGCAACTCCATCCGCAAGCGCTTTTTGCTGCCTAATCCCTTCATTTAACTGATACTGCTGTTCGATGTATTTTTTCATATCATCCATTTGACGTTGCATTGTTTCCGCAACAGTTTTAGCTCGTTCATTTTCTATACTATTTAGATCGTAAGCAAGCTGACGAGATACAGTTTTACTTTGTATTTCTAGGGCTGATATTTGTTTTAGTTTTTCAGCTGTTGGCACATCTTTGTCAGCTCTAACGGCTGCCATTTGATCTGTAATCTGACGCAATTCAATCTGTGCCTGTCTTGTTGTTTCAAGTGCTTTGTTTTCGCTCGCACGAGCTTGCAGAACACGACCCTGAATATCAAAAATATCCTGCGCTAGACCTAGCTCTCTGGTTAGTCCACTGAGCCTGCTTTCACGTGTCTTGTCTTTTTTGGTTTCATCTTTTTTATCAGTCGGCGCAGTTGAAATATCCAGTCCACCTGTCTGATCTTGTGCTGCCAGCGTTGTTTTACCTGCCGTCAGTCCTTTCTGCAGCTCAGCCTTATCTCGACGCAGTGCTTGCACCTGCCGATCTAAAGTAGCCCGTTCTCTGCCAGTTGCCTTTGACCGAGCTTCTACCGTATCCGTAATTTTTTGATTAACAACATACAGCTCATCATTGGCTTTCTTGATTGCAGCAGCATCACCAGTTGCCGCACCTTTTGCGGTTTTTTGAGCCTGTGTTTGATAGCTAGCCAGTGCAACTGCAGCAGCTGTAATTCCAGCTGCCAATGCAACCCAGGGTCCAGCCGCGACCAGAGTGGCAATGCCTAGAGCCTTAATAAGTCCGATGGCACCTGTGATTACCGGACCAAGTGCCACCAATGCAGCTGTAATTCCGACTACGCCAGCAATAACGGCTTTCGCTGGTCCAGGCAATGCCGCAAACTTTCTAATCAGCTCAGTTACAGCCGTGATTAGCGGTGTAAAAGCAGGCAGAAGCTGCAAACCTATTGCTTGTGCAAGTTCTGTTTGCGCCTTCTGAAAAGCACGCAGTCTGCCTGATGCACTGTCAAAAGATTTCTCTAGCTCATTGGCACCCTTGTCTTTGATGTCACGCAATGCTTGGATCAGAACAGGAGCAGTAACAGCTCCTTCTGCTGCAAGCTGTTTGACTTCACCTCTGGCTACGCCAAGAATTTTGGCAATAGCATCAATAACCTGTGGTGTCGCCTCATTGACAGCCCTAAACTCCTCTCCCGCTAGTCGCCCAGAACCAAGCGCCTGATTCAACTGCAACTGGGCAGAAGCGGCTTCTTGGGTGCTGACTTTGTTAATTGCAAGAACAGTATTGAATCCCTCGTAGATATCCTTGATTTCTGCCAAGCTGGCTCCCTGCGGTCCAAGCCTGTTGCCAAGGTCAATTAAAGCCGCAAGAGTATCTGATTGAGCGATGCGAAACTTGTCAGCAGACTGAGCTGCAACTTGCTGAATGCCAGAAAGCTGCCCAAAACGCTGCGTAAGAAGTTGAGCACGCTTCTCTGCCGTTTCCAGCTCAACGCCAGCACTGATTGCACCTTTTAAGGTGCGGAAGCCTGCATAAGCACCAATCAGACCTTGGACAGTTGCTGTTTGCTGTCTAAGTTTTTGCGTGCTTTGATCTAAGCTGCGTCCAAAAGCAACTACCGAATTGGCAGCGACTTGGCTTCCTGCCTTGAGCTTGTCAAATTGAGAGGACAGCGCCTGTGTAGCCTGCTGAACCTGACGCAGCGGGTTTAAGGCACCACGAGCATCAACGAGTAGCTGGACAGAAGAACTCGCCACCACTGTCGCGCATCAATACCTAAATCTTAATGGCGACGCGACTTAATCCGCTCCATCTCCTTTTGCTCTCGCTCGCCTTTCACTTCAAAGTAAGCGGCGTAATAAACAAACTCTGCGTCGGTCAGCTCAGTACGTAACCGGCTGACCGTCATCCCAAGCTCGCAGGACAGGAAGAACTCAAAAAAGAGCCAGTTGTCCTGCTTCAGCCGTTTTTTGCTTCCTCAAGACCTGCTGTATCACCCAAACCAAACAAGAACAGCTCAAGTTCGTTCAGGACAGACTCAGGCAGTTGGCGCTGGAGCTTCGGTGCATCACCAGAGCTGAAAGCCTTGGTGCCATCCTGCAGTTCCGCTGTTTGACACAGCATGTGAGTGCTGATGTCCAATGCTTCCTCGGTGCCAGCAAGAGCCTGTGCCGCCTTGCGATCAGCACGAGTGATTGGACGAAAATAAAGATCCACCACAGGTTCCCCTGCGGCGTTCTTGAGAACAAACTTGCGGCGCTGGCTGAGGTCAAAAGCCTCAACCAGCAGATCCACAGTACGTTTGGTGCCAGCCATCAGAGCCTATTTAATCGCTCTGACTCTACACCTCATCACTCAAGGTTGCCAGTAATGGTACCGCTGGTGATGAAGCTGCAGGTGACGATAACAAGCTCACCAACAGTGGAAGTAATCTCCATGTCAGTGATAATGCCATCAAAAGAGACGGAATCACTACCTGGAGTGCTTCCAGTAGTGAACAGTTCAAAGCTGGCGTCAGCGCCGTCAGCAGCAGTCAAAACGTCTTCAATGAAGCCAGGTTGACCTGTTGCAGCAGGGTCGTAAACCAGTTCAACAGTGCCGGAGCCAGAAATCATGCTGCCGACAAACTTTCGGAATGTGTCGCCGTGAGCACTTGTGTCCAAGGTTTCCTTGGTAGTGGTCAGGCTCCAGCTACGGGTGCCAACAACAGTTGCGTTAGTAGAGCCTGCTGCGTCGAATTGGACGGAGCCTTGCTCGCCTCGAATGACAGCCATGGGTCAGAGTTCCTCGATGGATTCAAAGGTCACACGGACCTGTGTTTGGAAGTAGCCCTCGGGAGCTGGTGAAGCCAGAGCCTCTGGACCGGATGGAGCGTCGAAGAAAACCCCCGACACGTTGACCCTATTGTAAAGATCCCGGATCCGTTTCCCAATCGTGTAGTTAGCGCCGGGACCGACGCCAAGGGCAGTAAAGATGTTGATAACCAGTAAGCCAACCAAGCGGTTTTGGGAGTTGGTCGTGCCGCCTTGGCTCAGGTACTCGTTACCGCCAAAAGTTGTTAGGCATTGCACCCACGATGAGCCTGGAGTGGGTTCATATGCCATGTTGTGAAAAACGATTGGAATGGCAGGGCTGTTTGCCAGCTCTGTCGCCAAACGTGTCTCAATGGTGGCGCGGACAGTGTTGAGGTTGAGTGCTGCCATCAGTCTTCAGCGATGATGCTGCGCCATTCCTTGCGGACATAGGCTTCAAGTTCTTTGCCGATCAGGTCTGGAAAACCCGGCTGCGTACCCTGACGAGTGCGATATTCTCCGCCCCACGATGGTGGCAGATTGGTGCCGTAGCAAACTGCCTCTGCATACTCCACGTTGTTAAAGACCCTCCCGACGTAAGGATTGTCTGTATTTACCTGCCAACCCTGCACCAAACGTCCAGTGTCAATAGGAGTGCCCACAGGAGGCGTTCTTGTCTTTAGTTCTTTTTGCCACTGCAGTGTGGTCCTATTAACCAGCCTGCGAACTTGATCATCCATGAGGTCACCGATCTGATCCAGCCTGATGTTGCGTGCCATGCTTAAGCCCTCAAGATCAGTTCGTAGACAATCGCAGCATTGCCCTGCTCAATCGTATTGACCTGAATGATCTGATGCACAACGCTGCTGATGACGATGCGATCCTTTGTCTCCGGCGCAGTAGCAACAGCAGCTGCCGCAATAAGCAGACGTTTGTCGCCAGCCTGAATCAGCTCATTGACCTCACGCAGACTCACATCAGACAAAACGCCTTTGACAGTAGCGTCTGACTCAGACTCTGTGATCGTGCCGGTCGTCGTGTTGTAACTGCCACCCGTCACAATCCGAACAGTTAAGTCACCGCCAAACTTGCTGACGACTTTGTTGGCAACCTTGCGTAGCGAGCTGGAAAGCGCCATCAGATCTTGTACGCAATGCACGCCCCATTCTGAAGCGTGATACTGGTGAAATATCCAGTCAGATGGGCACCTTGATCAACGCTTGTCCCACTGAAGCTGTTGTCAATCACGTTGGTACTGGTGATCGACGTGATCGTACTGCTCTCGTAAAAGTCAATGTGCGAAAACTTGCCCGTATGAGTCGCGGTGTCATTAATGACCTCAGCGCCTACCGCGTAGTCAATAGGTGATGCTCCGCCGTGTGATTTAGCCATGTCAGATCTTGTAGGCGATCACAGCGCCACCATTATTAAGGGTGAAGGCAGTGAAAACGCCTTGGATCTCAAAGCCAGCAGGTAGCGACTCGCCCACCAAGCTGTTCCCAGTCCAGTTCTGCGCCGTTAATGCGCTAAAGCTGCTGTTATTCTTCAGCACCACAATCCTGTTCCACCTGCCAGTGTGTGCATCGGTAGTGCTTACAAAGTCTGCACCGATGCTGTAGGAAGGGTCAATGGCGATACTGTTATGCGCCATGATTAGAGCCTGTAAGCGACGACAGTGCCGCTTGTCAGTGTGATGCTGGTGAAGACACCACAGATCTCACAGCTTGCACTGAAAGGGATTGCCGACAGGGTGTTGCCGGTGTAATCCTCAGCCGTGAGGCTGGCAATCACCGAGTCCTCAAGGGCGACAATCTTGCCGAAGCGTCCGGTGTGCGCTGCTGTGTCGTCAATGAACTCAGCACCGGGGTAGGCGTAACCCATGAATCAGCTCCGCTTAACGGCGATGTTACCTGGTCCGCTAATTCTAAGTCCGGTGAAATACCGTTCCACCATCGGCGGAATCCGATCAGCGCCAGTCGCCCCGTAATTGTTGGGGGTCACGTCCAAGCTGCCGATCTTGACGTTCTTGTAGTCCTCCAGACCGCTTAGACCCAAACCATCCTTGTTGTTGTTCAGATAGACCGCGAGTTCCGCTTGCGCCTTCTTGACCTGATCCGGGATCTCCGTGTCGGTGAAATAATCCGTCGTAATGCGGAAAGGAAACCCAACAGCGTAAGTATTGATGTAGGTATCGGGCTTTCGGACCCCAGTGCGCGGCCACTGGAGAGACTGCGTATCAGTCGCACGGGCACCAAGGAATCGTTCGCGGTCGATGCGTTGCGCCGCTGTGTACAAAGCTCGGTTTTTCTGGTCATCTGTCGCAGATGCCCAGGCAGTAACGTCGTCGTTCTGAACGAGACCGTCGATCAGATCGTTGGCGTCATTCAGCGTCAGGTAGCTGTTTGCGCTTGCGCCCCCGACTGTTGCGTCGATTGTGATTGCCATCGGGCGTCTCGGAAGATTGGTCGGTTACAAGCTCAGGAAGGGTAGAGACTGCTGCCGTAGCAGCAGCCTCCAGTTCCCGTGCTCGCCTAAAAGCGAACAACCCCATCGTCAGGAAGCCGCAGCTTTGAAGATGGCGTAGGTCAGCACGATTGCCTCACCCAGCGAACCAGCCGAAGCGTTGCTCACGGTGATCGCAAAGGATCCAGCGGCAATGCTGTTGGCTTGCACCAGGTAAGAACCGGCAGTACCAGCAGAGCTGTGGTTCACCAGAACGATGTCGCTTGCGGCGACTTCGCTGTTGGTCACCGTGAAGGAGACCTCAGCACCAGCTGCCAGGGCAGCATCGTGCATGGTGATCTGACCGCAAGCCTTGTTCAGGGTTACGCCAGTGGACTTGCTGGTTCCTTGGGTCACGGCACCGCCAGAGACGTAGCCGATTGCCTTACCAGCAGAAACTTCAAATTGAGAAGCCATGGTTAATTACCTCCTCAATCGAAGTTAGAGGTGTTCGTGGCGCGAACGATGCCGAGGTTCTTAAGCTCGTACACCTTCGACCAATTGCTCACCGTCTCCAGTTGGGCACGGGTGGGGTTGGTGGTGGTCACCGCCCACTTCGAGCCAACAGGGTGGTAGCAATAGTGCAGGTCGATCGACATGGCATCGCTCTTAGCGAGGATGTCACGATCAGTTTCGGTCTGCATCGCCATTTGCTCGCCCGATGCAACTGCTCCTTCAGTGAAGAAGTAGGTTGCGTATTCGGTCGAGGAACCGCTGCCCTCGGTTTGCACATCATCCGAAACGATGACACGCAGACCCATGTAGGTCGGGACAGTGGGATTGCCGTAAGCAGCAACGATCGAACCACCGGATTGGGTGGTCGAAGTGCCACGGGCATCGGCGGTGCTGACGTAATCGATAGCACGGCGCTCTACAAGGTCGTAATAGACCTTGGAGTGCATGCAAACGGCAGCCAGCTTGTCACCTTGATCGCCCAGCAGGGAGCGAGCTTCGGCAACGTGGCGTGGGCTAAGCACGGTGGGGGTGTCACCGGACTCGCCATCAATGGTCAGACCAAAGAAGGCAGCAGAGGAGCTGGTGGTGCCCAGGGTGCCGAACACACCTTTGAGGCAGGACAGGAGATCCTTCTGACGCTGATTGGCAACGTAGTCAGCAACCTTGGCGCCAATGGCAGCCATCGGATCGCTACCAGCTGCAAGAGCCGCGAGGTCACGAGCCTCAAAGGCGCGACCACGGTGCAGGATCACGCCAACTTGCTTGTCAGCAGTGATTTTGCCGGGGGTCAGAGAAGAGCTGTCAGACAGCACTTCAAAGTCACCGGAGAGGTTTGCCTTCCAGAAAGGCACGTTGATGAAGTCACCGCCCTCAGTGGCATTCAGCTCAGCCATCGGACGCACAACACCGCTAGCCAAGAAGGCATCGCGCTGAGTGGTCTGTTCAATGACGTACGGCGTAAATACCTCAGGAACGATGATGTCCGACCGAAGAGTCGCCATCGTTTGAATCCAAAAGTGTTTTACAGGACGGGCGCAGCCCTAATACCAGCGCAGCCGGTTTGCTGAAAGTTTAACGTGAAGCCTGTGCTTTCAGCTTTTCATACAAGTCACGATCTGTTCTAAACAGCCGTGATTGTTCGGTCAGGTTGTAACTCTCAGGCAAGAACGGGTTAGCAACACCAGCGGGGATCTCGCCACTGCTGCGTCCGATGGGTGCGCCACTGCCTTGTGGCTTGGGCTGTTTTTGCATCCAGCTAGGCAGGGTCTTTGCCCATTCCTGAACTGGCGTGCGCTGGTAACCGTCAACCACCACAACGGTGCCATCAGGCTCACGCTCGATCTGATCAGGCGACAACTTGGTCTTCATCACCAAGTCGGGATCATGCACGATGTCCGCCAAGGCACTGACTGCAGGCGTTAGCAGCTCAAGTTCCCGCACTCGGGACTCAAGCTCTGAGATGCGCTGGTCCTTTGCCGCCGTCGCCTCACGGTATTGCTGCTCCAAAGCCTGTCGGGCTTCAGAGTATTTGCCTTGAGATTCGAGCTGTTGTTGCTCGACTTGTCTTTTGAAATCAAGCAGTTCTTGGACGTTAATTCCGTCAGGCACTGCTTTTGCCTGCTCGACCGCTTTTTTGTACTCATCTAGAAGCTCTGCATTTTTGCGGTCCATTGCCGCCAGTCTTTTTTGCAGTGCTTCAACTTCTTGTGAAGCATCAAAAGCCGCAGGCTCTTGTGCTTGTGTTTCGTCAGACATGAATAACCCGCAGGGTTCTTGCGGTCCTACATTAGTGGTTGGTAACTGGTGATGTCAAAACGGGAATGGGACACGCCAGTGCGTGAACCTTGGAATCCCTTGATCTATCAGTGCCTGAAAGCCATTGATCGTCATATGGCGGCATACCTTGCGACTGGTAGCACCTGGCACGCGATTAAGGCGCAGGAGCTGCGCCGTTATGTCGCAGAGCTTAAAGACTGGATCTGCCTGCAGGAAGACAGGTAATCACCACTTTTCCTTGTCAGCCCAGTACGCCGCTGACATCTTGCCTTTGGCGATGTTCTTGGCGTGCCGCGCTTTAAACGATGCCCTTCTGGCTTTGTCTGCTGCTGACTCTCCTTTTTGCGCTGGTGAGCCTGACACGCCCTGCTGACCGAACCTGATCAGCCGCACCTTGTCTCCTTCCTTGGCAAGCACGGCATGAGACTTGCTTGGGTGCTTAGGAGTTCGCTTGGGCTTGTTATACCCGTCAAACTGCTCGCCTCGGTAGGTAATCATTTCCGCTTCGGCGCAGGGCTTAACTCTGACCGTTGCTTCAGCACCGGGTTGCCCGTGCTTTCGGACTTGATCGCAACCACCGGATCATCGGTAGTACCACGACGAGTGACCGTGCCACCAGTCGGACCTTTGATCGAATGTGATCCTTCGCCAGGCGTGCTGGTCACGATGCCATAGGTGCGGACACCTTGGTATAGCCAGCTAACACGATCACCGCGCTTCACTTCTTCTTGCCTCCTTTTCTGGGCTTAGCAACACCAGCTTCGCTAAGGGCGATGGCGATTGCCTGCTTACGGCTTTTTACCTTGGGACCCTTTCCCGGTCCCGGTTTGCCGCTTTTTAGCGTTCCCGCCTTGTACTCCTTCATCACCTTCTCCACCTTCTTTTGCTGCCTGCTGCTTTGCTTTGCCATTGATCGGCTCCACTTGACCCAATGCTAAGCCGAACTTATTGCGCCATTGCAGGGTGCCATCAGCGAGCTTGACCTGACGTGCCAGCACCTGTTCGCCGTTGAGATTAATCGTTTGGAACTCTTGGTTTGACATTGGGATAACGTCGCTTGAGTTGCTCCAAGGTTAGTTCGGACCCGTCCTGCCGAACAAAGCGGCGCAAGGCGTCATCCGGTCCATACTGTTTTGCAAGGTAGTTGAAGTAGGGCGTCTTGCTACCGAAGACTTGCTCTTTCTTTGCCGGGTTATCCATTAGCCATTGCCCATAGGTCTGGCGCAGCTCAGCATCACGCGCTGCAAAGCCCTTGACGATTGGCACCCGCATTGACCGGCAGTTGAAATGCAACGGCGGCTGTGGTCCTTCACCCCACTTGTAAACCTTGCCGTCCAGTGAGCGGCAGATTGGCGAGGTGCGCGTGTCGAGAATTGCCGTGTAACGGTATTTGGTGGTGGCATCAGGGTTTGCTGCTGCGACCTGCTGCATGGCTGCATCAGACACCTGCGTAATGCTGCTGCGGACGATGGCTCGGATCTGATTGTTTGGCATCGAGGTCAGCAAGCCACCCTGCTGGATAATTTGCTGCGTGGTGCCAAGCTGTTCACGGTTTAGCCTGCCACGTAACCGGCGGACGATGCTTTCAGTCGATTCACCAGTCAGCAGTCCATTGCGGACGGCTTGACTGAACATCTCGGCTTGTTTAGTGCCGATATTTTCAAACGCCTTGCGTACCACTTCGCCATTGGGCAGGGTCAAGGTGGCACCATCTGCAACAGTGATGCGTGCGACAGCAGTTCGGGCTGCACCTGGCAGTTGGTCACTCAGCGAGACGATCCCAAGCTGCGTGGGGTCAGTGGTGACAACAGCCTGAGCAAATTGTGGGCTGATTTCAACGGTGCGAACAATGACCTGCGAACTGGCGGGCAGTAGGTCTTGTAGTTGTTCAGTCATGAAATCTGACTGCAAAAGTGCCAAGCCCTGCAGCTCATCCGCCATCAACACCGTGCTCTCGCCAGACCATGTAGCCAATGATTCCTTGAGCTGAGCAAGGATTGCGCGAAGCCTGCCTGCTGTCTGCGTCTGTGGATCCAAGACTGCAAGACGATCTACAGCGTCAAGGATCACGTCGTTGTAAGCCCTGACGATGCGCCTTGTTACGCCATTGCTGTAGCGGTTTAGGTCGATGGCGTTACGGTAAAACTCGGAATGCTGCGTCATGACACCAGTCCAAGCTCTTCTGCAGAGCAGGGTGACATCACCATGACATCAGCTCCGGCACGCAGGCAGCGTTCTACCAAGCCATGCAACACGTATTCGACATGCTCTACGTCATGCTCCAGTTGCATTTCTTCAACTTCATACTGCTTGCCATTGCGAAACCATGCGACACGGACCACAGCAAAAATTGATGCCTCAAGCTGATGCTGAATGATATTCAGCTGCTGCTTGCGTGGCTTTGATGCACCCATGACCAAGCCTCCTGCCACCCAATCATGTTGGCATCTCTCCCTCGTCTTCTGGTTCGGCAGACTCCTCTGGGATTGAAGCCATCGCACGAGGTTCAGGAGCTGCCATCTCGATGTAACCGCCAGCTTGAGTTGACTCAATCTCCTCTTCAACATTGAACTCATCGCCAAGAACTTCGCCTTCGTAAAGCTGGTCAAGCAGTGTCTTCTGGGTAATGGTGCCAGCGGTGTAAAGCTGAAGCAGGGATTGGATCTCCTGTGGCTCAAGACGAGTCCCAAGGAAGTCACGATTTACAAAGCTGCTACCAACGTCCTCGATGTTGAGGTAATGGGCATGGTGAGCAAGGCAGTTGTCGATTAGGTCTTGCATGTTCTGCGCGATCACCATCATCGTGCTGTCGCCTTGGCTGCGGTCGATGCGCTTCGACTCTGCGGTTTCAGCGGATAACTTTTGACCAAGAACGGCAGACAGACCTAGCTCATTGATCTGCGATGCAAGCTGATCAAGGCGGCGGAACTGTGAGTCGAAGGCATTGCTTGGTGGAGCGATATATTCTGCCCGCCCGTCACTGGGGAAACTGATCGCTTCGCCTGGACCTGCGCTGACTTCCTCAGCAGAGCTTGGGAAGCCAAAGAATGCCAGCATCGGAACGGCACTGATGTGCAGCTGGTTGTCCAGATCAGATTGGACTTGATATGCCTTGAGGTTGAGGTTGGCAATATCCTCAAGCGGTGGGCGTGACTCCATGAAGTTCACGCGGTTGGCGTAGGCAACGCCAAACGGGATGTGATCTAGCGTCGTGGTGCCGCTGTCGTGTACTTGGAACTGCCCCTTGGCATCAAGGCGGTGAATCTCGAAAGCACCGGGGGTTAGCACGCGCACCTGCTCGACTTCCTTTTCGCCGTAGTCACCATCAGGCACGATGACTTTTTCAAGCAGGCGTAGCTGCGTTAGCTGCTGTGCGCCATTGATGAGATCAGTCCGCCAGCCAAGGATCTCCCGTGGCGAATAAGTAACCCAATAGGGGCGACCAAGCTCACCAGCGGCAGGCGCGTCAACAAGCACACCGATATGCCCGTAACGGACCATCTTGCGGCAGGCTTCATAGCACCAGACATTCAGGTCGTTGCCTTGCAGGTCAACGTCGAATAGCTGCTCGCGGACAACGTCTGATACATCGTTAAGCCTGACTGGTTTACGGGTTAACATGCCAGCCAGCATCCGCTCAAGGCGCTGGTAGTACGGCGGGCATACGGAACGAGCAAGCCTGTTGTCATAGCTCTCATCAAGCTCCCGTGGCTCTTGCGGGAGGTAGCGGCGATGACGGCGACGCAGTTCGTAGGTGCCACCGACCAGATCTTCAATCAAGATCCAGTGGGGCTCCTGGTTGCGCCATGCGGCGTTGGGATCGTTGACCTTGGCGACGCGAGCGGTCAACTGGCGATCGTAATGATTAAAGCCGGAGTACACCAGTTTTATCGCGCAGGCTATGAATCAGTTTAGGCTGCGATAAGAAGTTGATCCTCTGCTAGCAGAAGCGTGAAAGCAGAAAACCCCCACCGAAGCGGAGGTTTTCCTGCCCGATGCATGTGGATCTGAATCATCCCTCGGATCGTCATGGTGACGGTTGCCCGACTTCAGTTTCAGTTGACTGCTTCCACCGGGGCGCCCGTAGCCGCTTGTCCGATCTGGCAGTACACGGCAGGGGACTTTGCCGATGGGATCAGTATATCCTAATTCCGGTGCTCTTACCAGCCTGCATGTACATCGGGTTAAAGGCACCAAGGATCAGGTAGCCCAAACCGTCTGTCCAGTGCTCGATGCCTGCTGACTTGTCGATCACATAGTCAGAAGCACCTTCTTTGTAACAGACGTTCTTAAGAGCCTTGATGGTGTGTTTGCAGCGTGGGTGAACAAAGAGTCGTAGCTGCCCGTCAGCAGTGCGGATCATCCAGTTGGTCGCGTTGATCTTGTCCTTGACTGCCCAGGGTGCTTTGGGGCTGATGCATTGGAAGCCGTAACGGCGGATGATGTCGTGATCGGTGCGACCCGCCGCAGATGTCTTGCGGGCGCTCCCTGTTGGATCTGGATAAGCAACAATTCGCCGGTCCGGGAATCGTTCCTTAAGGAGCTGGCAGACCTCATCGGTGTTGGATTGTTTTACTGCGAGTTCATCCCAGATATGCACAGTATCACCGACACGAGAAGCCAGCACACCAGCCATGACACCAACATTGAAGTCAGTGCCCCAATAGATTTCTCCTCCGGTGTCTTTGACATCTTCGGAGATGTTGTCATCGCTGAAGTCAGGGTAGACGCGTCCAGCGAGGGTTTCAAAGGAAGCTAGGTATTCCTGACGAAAGGTGCGCTCGTCAAGGGTGCGACGTGCTGCTTCGATCTC